TTCTCTTCGCCCGGTAATACCCTGTCCATTGCCAACAGTCTGATGTTGTAGGTCAATGTTCTTTCACTTAGCACAACGCTCTCCTCTATTGCCCACAGAACAAGGTAGTCAAGTTCCTTCGGGTTGATTTCCCAAACGTCGCCCTGACCGTAATGCTTCACCTGAAGGTGCGCGTTCGCCTGAGTTTCGATTAGAGTTAGTATTTCGTTGAGCGTGTACATATGCTTTTAGCTTCTCTTGATTTCGTCTACTTGCGTTTGTACTCATATTTGTCTTCCAATGATATAAACTTTGGTCTGCGACCAAGAAACATTCCCGTTGTATAAGTTCGTGTATCGGGTTGGATGGTATCAAGACCATCGTCAGGGTTCGCATAACTTGGGTAGTCTGTTTCATTCTCCAACAAGAACCTCACAAGCCTCTCCGTGTACCATTCTGCTTTGTCCTTGTATCTTTTAGAGATGAAGTTGATTTCATCTAACGAAGTGGTCGATGAGTTCTCAGAACTCTGCTGATGTAGTCCTTTGTTTAAGAACTTGTAGCTGATGGCAGTTGGTGCTTCCGATTGTACCCAATTAAGCAACGCTGGCTGAATGTAATCTTCCAGTAGCGTAAGGTTGGCAGCCGTTAGCGTTGAGTTTGTTATCTGCGTCTTTAACTCATTATATAAGGTAGTGCCAATCTTATGCTGAATGTAGATGTCCTGACACATCAACACAACAGGACGCAAATACTTGAAGTCGATATTCTCGTGGAGCAAAGTATTGTCTTTGAGAAACGTCTCCGATATGAATAGTACGTTAGCCATTCTTCTTGATTCTCATTAGTTTCTGCTCCCAATAATGGCGGCAATGGTAGGACTTGCCCCAAAAGCCACCACCTCGCATCCACACGTTTCTGTTTTGACTTACTCCGATGTTTTGAATCTCGGTCAACTTCCAACTCTTACCAGCTTCTGTTTCTGTTACGAGTTCGCGGCAGAATTGTCGGGTAGTTGGAATGATAGCCGCACCGCTTGCCTCTGGTCGTTTACTGTAAACGTAACGGATAACGAACTCTTCCTCTACTGGTGGTATCTCTTCAAGTAGTCGTTCGCCTTCTTTGGTTACTTCTACGGCTCTTTGCGTGGAATCAAGAACCTCGTCTATTGCTATCTTAATTGCGTTCGCCTCGTTCAGTCTTTGAAGTCCAGCCATTACCCTTTCAATGGATAATTGTAGCTGTTCAGCAATCGCCAAAAATGGAGTAGCTGGATTCTCCTTAAGGATGTTCAGAATAGCCGTGTCCAACGGGTCTATCTCTGCAAACCAATACTTTCTATTCAGTTCCTCGTGAAGTCTCGCGGAGGTTTCTGATTCAAAGTTTAACGCCTTTCCATTTCCGACTGGCTCGTAATCAGTCGAGCCGCAGTTCTTGAAGTACTCCACAAGGATAGCATCCTCGTCTTGCTTCTCAAACACAGACCGCATCTCTGTCGCCACGTTCTCAGGTATAACGTCGCCCGTAATTGTAGCCCTTGCAGTCTCAGGATTGAAGCCATACAACTCAACAAGTACAGCAATTGCGGAGTTCTCAGCGATAAGACCCTCTTTGACGTTCTGAAGGAGAGTGATGATACCGGTAACACCACCAACTGAACCTTTAAGTGCCGCTTGTGCATCTTTGGTTTTACTGTCAACCGTAGAGTCCTCCTCAGTTTGAACAACTTGCAACCCTACTTTCTCGCGGATTTCCGCTTCTGTCATTACCGAAGTAACGGTAGACTCTGAGAATTGTACAGAAATCGGCTCAGTATCTTGGATAAACAACCTATTCGACAAACCTTGCAATGCTGCTAATTCATTGAATACTCTCTCAATAAACTGCTGTCGGTTGTTTACGTAGGTGTTTTGGAATAACTCAAACGAGTCCACCAATTGGTTTCGTGAAGTGAAGATTCCATCTTCCTTGATTCCAAAGAGTGCTGGGTCGGTTACCGAATGTCCAGCGTAGATTTCTCTTTGAACGGTCTTGTTTAGAATATCGAAACGTTTGTCGTCATCATTCCCGTTTAGGCGTTGTATATCTATGCCTCTGTCGCGTGAATCTGCAAAGTTCAAAACAAACGACCCAGCGTTATCTGTTCCCGTGAATTTCTCCTTTATCTGTCGCTCAATTTCCTCTTGCTCCTCAAGCGTAGGGGTGCCATTGTGAAATGATATTATACTTGAAACAACAAAGTTGTTCTTAACCGCAGAAATATGATAGTTCTGTATTTCGATATCGAGTTCAATGTAACCCGTTGACCCAAGATAGGTAGGAAGTGGGTAATACTTGCAGTCAGGTGAGTACCCTTTGACGTACAGAAGCTGCTTGCCGCTTGGCTCTTTCCAATTGAAAGCATCAATCTCCTCGACTACTGGGTTATGCTTCTTCCAGTCTTCCGAATAGTAGTATTTCGTACCATCCTCATTTGAACGATAACGGGCAAAGTCTGCGTGGTAGATAGCTGCTATCTTGTCGTTCAGTTGGTTGTAAACGATTTCTAAAGCGAAGCCGTTATATAACTCATAATCAAGTGCTACCTTCTCAAGGATGTCATTCAGACTCTCGTATTGGTTCGGCTCATTGATGAACTGCTGAAGCCTTGCAAGACCCATAGTGTCCAATCCTTCGGAATTGACCGCCCAACCCTGACCAACTACATAGTCTTTCTTGGAGTTGATTATAGCGTGATGCTTCGCACTTCTGCGATACAGATTAAGAAGGTACTCAGGATAACGGTTTTTGTACTCGCCTTCGTCTCCAAAGAGAATCCAATCCTTACCCCTCGCCTCCTTGAAAGTGGGTACTTTATGCGCTCCGAAGTTCAGTATTTTAAGAGCCATAGACTACGTAATTAGAGTTACCACCTGAGTAGGTAGTTACTGGTGTTGATGTTCCCGTTACTTTGACTATTCCGCTTTCGAGTTCGGTTAATCCAGTCGGGTCTAAATTTGAAGCTGATGAGTTAGCGTAAACGAAATACCGCCATTGCCCTTCGGTCGGTAGTTCCACCTCCGCGTTCAAGTTATTAGGTGTTGACGTTTCGGTGATAGTGAACTTATTAAAACGCTCAGGATATGCGCTTGAGTCTGTTGCAACGCAATACTCCACCGCCTCCGTGTTATCGCTTTGGAATTTGAAGAGGTAGTAAGTAGCCGTTCCCTTCTCTGTCAGGGTCAACGCTATCTCGTTAGCCGTATTTCGTGCAATGTTTATCAAACTGCAAGAACTACATATTCGATGTCAACGTCTGCCGTGTCCGCTTGTGCGCTGATAACGTCAATGTCCACGAAAGCAGCGAACGCTCCCGCAGCCGTGTCTGCATCCATCGAACCGCTTGATAGCATAAAGGTAGCCCCAGCATCAACTTTAACGTCTGCTGTTTCCGCTCCGCTCTTCTTGAATCTTACACGAATAAAGTTAGTGTTATCCAAGTTGGTGATACGGATGTACTTGATTGCCGAACGGATGAACTTTCCTTGTCCGTTTGCCGTGTTCAGTTCAATGAGGTCTACTTCACTTGCCGAATCAACGGTCATCACTCTTCGGTCAGCTTCCGCCACATTATCGATTGTGCGAGTGTGCGAACCTCCTCTATCAACTCCTCCGAGTGTTAGAGATTCAACTATTTGAACCGTTGCGGTTGCTGGTGTTACGGTCGATGCCATGCTTGTTTTTCTTTAAATAGCAAAATGACGAAACTGTGCCAAACGAAAAGCCCCAACCGAAGTCAGGGCATTTTCCAACAGAACAATGAAAAAAGAGAAAGTGAAGATACGAATTAGATTGTAATCGCAGTTACATCTGCGGCATCAATTTCAATCATCGGTTCAGCTTCCATTCCTGATAACGTCAAAGAGTACCCAGAAAGGTCAGCGAAAGCCGTACCCGTTGCAGAAGTTCCAGCGTTCAATTCAAGACCATTTTGGTAACCAACAACCCAGTAAGTACCATCGTTTGTTTCAACGATAGCCACCAAACGCTGTTGAGCCAATACCTTGATTTCGTTGCGCTTGTCAACATCCAATTTTGAAAGCACTACAACCAACTCGGGTGTGAAGTAAACCGTTCCGTTCTGACTGTTACCGTTGATGGTTTCGGTCAAAGAGGAAGTTTCCTTCAACTGCTCATACTTGTAGAAGGTAGGTGTTCCCGTGATTGAAGTAATGATTCCAGCAGGAGCGACAGGTGTTAATGCAAGGTAATCGTCAAGGTTCGCAAATCTAACGCTCTTCACTCCGCCTACGGCATCGCGGCAATCAAGGTCGAAACCCGTAGTTAGTGCGCATCCAGTATATGCCATG